AGGGTGAAAGCATAGCAGACTTTTCTAGAAATTCATATATTGAATATTATACCCTTTACAATACATACAGAAAAGTAAAAGATAAATTAAAGAAATTAATATGACAATCAAATTAACAGACAAAGAATTAGATTGGTGCAAAGATTTAGCAATGAAGCGATCAGGATCAATGAATCACGCAGATACAAAAAATAGTTCTAATTTCTTTAAAAGCAAACCTGCTTGGTGGAGGCATTACATAGGTGTTCTTGGAGAATATGCTTATTCTAAACATACAGGTGAAAAGGTAGATGTTCTAACTATTGGAAAAGGAGATTCAGGAAGTGATTTTAAATATGGTGTTGATGTAAAATCTTCTAATTCTAAGAATAGACCACCTTTATTATTATTTGCTAATCAATTTAAAAGAAAGATAGCAAAGCATTATGTACTTGCTTGGGTACAGGAAAACTCTATTGAATTGATAGGTCATATAAAAAGAAAAAAAGTAATAGAATTAAAAGAAATAAAAGATTTTGGATTCGGAGAAACATATGTAATTGATAATAAACATTTAACAAAATTCAAATGAAACTAGGAGATCTAATTTACTACATAACTAAATATACAGGTATAAAATACCTAGTAGATAAATATCATACTTATAAAGGAACAAAATGTAATTGTGATAAAAGACGTGAAAGTCTTAATAACATAAAGATTAAAAGATGGTAAAATTTGAAAAAGAAGATAGAATTGATTGGAGAAAATTTAGAATGGGTAAAAAACAGCACTTATCCTCTGAAGAATTTGAATTGGTTTGCCAACTCCACGCAAAGTACCACAACCATAAATACCATAAACCCTGTACTTGTAACCCTAAAAGAATAGTTCAATGGATAAAAGACTTGAATATTATTTGGAACAATGGGATTAAAAAAGATTAATAAGTGGGAAAAGGCAGTTGTATTCCTGCTTAACCTAGATGGATGGGATTTAGAATGGTGTGGTGATGGTTTTACTAGATACGATGCAATAGGTAAAACACCAAGGGGAAAAGACTGCGTTATTGAAATGAAATTTCGTAATAAGTATTACGAACAGAAGATGCTTGAGAAAGACAAGTACGATGCTTTAATGTCATTAGATGAAGATGTAATTAAATTATATTTTGTTAATGATCCTAAAGGCAATTTTTTATATTGGCTTAATAATCTACAGATGCCAATACCTGTAAAAAAATATTGTCCTGACACTACAATGTGGACAAAAAAAAGACTTCTTAAAGATGTTTATTTACTAGAAGAAAACGATGCTAGTATAATAAATATTAATATTTCTGAAAAATAAGTTATTAAATTTTCTGTTTATAAGTATATTTATATTATATTTATACTTTATTAATTATTAAAACAGAACAAAATGGCAACAGAAACAAAAAAATCAAATTTAGCAAAAGCATTTGCAAGAAAAAATGATTTAAAATTAAACCTAACTACAGATGAGTTTATCGCATTGAATGATATACTCTGTGATCTAGCAAACCAAGAATTTGAAAAGGGTTTAAATAAGGGTTTAGAAATAGGTAATATGTTTAACAAATAAAAACAGAACAGATGTATAAATTATCAAAGTACAAGCAAAATTTATCAATTCAAGGAAATCAGGTATGGAGTTATACAACTCACGTTGCAACAATAGCAGAGGGTAAATTATACCAATTAGGTTATTGGTCACAAACTACACAGAAGCATATTAATTATGTAGCAAGTGAATTAGATCTAGCTTTAATAAAATAATATGGCATATTATACAAAAGAAATGGGTGGCACGTTGTTGATTGTCACCCAAGACAACAGGACATACGAAGTATCAAGATATAACTCAGGTTATTCAGTTAGACCTGATGCAGGTACACCTAAGCCAAGTTCAGAAGAAGAAATGGAGTTTAAGAAATTATATCGTTTAAGTAATTGTTCTAGAAGATGAAAGTAAATGAAGCATTATGGGACAAGGTCAGAAAATCAATCGAATACCGAACAGAACAAGATCAAGCTATAACTGATATTACAATCAATTTTAGAATAAAAGAAAAATCAGATTTAAGAAATTACTTACAAATAAATTTATCACAATATGGAGAAAAATAAAACTACATACATACACGAAACAGAACACCTTTATTGTCAAGATGGAGAATTACATATTGGATATGGAAAAGGTAATTGGGTTGTTTTTAATGTAGAACATTTATTTAAAGACTTAGGTTTTATAGTAGATCAGGTTGTAAAAGAAAATAAAAAAATGCAGGATATGCATTTAAGTTCAATTAAAGATTCATTAAAAGAATTATGAAGCAGAAAAAAACAACTATAAATATTGGAGATTTAGCTAGACATTGTATGAAGTCAATAGCAGAATTTCCTATGTTAGAAAGACAGATAAGGTATATTTACATAAATGCTTTAGAAGATATTGAAAATGGAGAAACAGAAGATAATATTTGTCAAAATGCGATAATGTATATTGATGGAGTAATACAGGATATATTATGATATTATTAGTAGATGCAGATAGTTTAGTATTTGCAAGTTGTTATAGGAAGCGAGAACATCCTGAGGATGAAAAGTATTATACAGACATAGCTGATGCTAGAAATAAGTTTGATGAGCAATATATGGCTATTGTAAACCACTTAGAAGAACTTTATAATATAGATAAGGTAATTACATTTAGTGGGTCTAGAGGAAACTTTAGAAAGCTAATAACTAAGAAATACAAAGCCAATAGGAAAAAAACAGAATTACCACCATTATTACACGAAATGCACGATTTTGTAAAAAGTCATTATGATAGTGTTGTAGGTTATGGAGTAGAAACAGATGATATGGTTGCAAGGTATTGGAAAAAGTTATCAGAAGAATTAGGAAGAAATGAAGTTATGATTGTATCAATAGATAAAGACTACAAGCAGTTTCCTTGCCTGATGTATAACTATCATTACAAGCACCAAGAAATACTAGACATATCAGAAGATGAAGCTATGTATAATTTTTATGAGCAAATGATAATGGGAGATACTGCAGACAATGTAAATTACTTTAAAGGGAAAGGGAAAAGGTTTGCAGAAAAGTATTATTCAGATTGTCAAACTAAATACCAATATACTAGAAAGCTATACGAATTATTTAAACAAGAATACAAAGGAAAAGCAAGACAGAAATATTCCGAATGCTATAACCTTTTAAAACTATTAACAGAATGAAGATATTAAATTTATATGCTTGTTTAGGTGGTAACCGATACAAGTGGAATGAAGTAAAAGAAGATATAGAAGTAACTGCTGTAGAATGGGATGAAGAACTAGCAAGGCTATACCAAGAAAGGTTTCCAAATGATACTGTAATAATAGCAGATGCACACCAATACCTGCTTGACCATTATAAAGAATTTGATTTTATATGGAGCAGCCCACCTTGCCCAACACACAGTAAAATAAGAATAACGCAAAAAACTAGAGATACTTTTATTCCAAAATTTCCCGATATGAAACTTTATGAAGAAATAATATTTTTAGAAAACCATTTTAAAGGTAAATATTGTGTTGAAAATGTCATTCCATATTATGAGCCTTTAGTTAGTGCTAAAAAAATAGGCAGACATTTATATTGGACAAATTTTAAATTACCAAATTCTTTAAATGAAAGAAAACTTGATGGCATATTATGTAGTATGTTAGATGAACATAAAAAACTTGAGAAATTTCACGACATAAAAGTAAAAGCAAGTGTTGGTGGTTACAGGGATGTTTTAAGAAACCTAGTAGACTATGAAGCGGGAAAAACAATATTAGAAATTGTATTAGGGATAGAAAAACAAAATAACACAAACCAAATAAAAATGTTTTAATGAAAGCAACACAAGTACATTACGATAACGGAAAAGATTATGATGTAATAGATATCATAAATGATTATGAATTAAATTTTAGCAGAGGAAACGTATTAAAATATGTTATTAGAGCAGGAAAGAAGAAAGATGAATTAGGAGATCTATTAAAGGCAAAAGATTATTTAGAACGAGAAATAAAAATTTTAAGAAATGAATAAAGACTATTTAAAAATATCAGAACGTATTATTGAAATGACAGGGATAGATATATTTCAAAATACTAGAAAGCGAGAATATGTAGAATTAAGGGCATTGGCTTGTTATATCTTTAGAAAGAAAATGAATATGCGTTGGACAAGTATTGCTAACTTTTTTACTTCAATGGGAAAGAAAACAGATCACGCATCAGTTATACATTTAGTAAAGATGTATCCAATTTACAAGAAAAGTAACGAAGAACTTTCTGAATTAGAATCCTGCTTTCAATTCAAAAGTAAATTAAACTATGATGAAATAGATCAAGTCCATTTTTTACAGAATGAGTATAGGAAAGTTAAAAAAGAAAATCTTCAGCTTGAAAAAGAACTTAAAGAAATAAAATTAAATTCTAAAAATTATAGTTTTGATGATCAAAAAATATTAATGTTATTTGATGGTTTACCTAAAAATAGAATAGATGAAATTATAGAAAGAATTAGTTTATTGAAAAAATCTTGGTCTTGGAAAAGTAAAGATAAGTGCCAAGTAATAGAAAGCAGTACGTCAATGGAAGGTATGCATTGGTAATACAACTTAAAAGTGTATGATTAGTAGCGTATTAATAAATAAAAAACTTAATAAAAATGACAGAATTAATAACTTGGTTGGAAAGACAAATAGAACTTTGTGACGACCTAAAAAATATGGAAAAAGAAAAGTGGGCTTTTATACAAACTTTAAAAAAAGTACGAAAAGAAGCTATTAATTATACACGTTGTTGTACGGAGTTGTGCGATGATAAAGGACACGATTTTGATAAAGAAACAAGCGTTTGTAAAAGGTGTAATACTATGCATTTTTAATAGGTAAGCACAATTACTTACAACAGTTGTACAAGGCACGTTTTAATGTGCTTTGTGCTTAGTTGTAAAAAGTAATTTTAAAAACGTTATACTAGAAATTATATACTATGGAGTTATTACGTTATGAAATTAAAGCAGGTTTTTTTAAGGGGATTTTGTTTGGAATCAGACATTATCCCTTTGAAGATAAAGAAATATACGAAGAAGACATTGTTATTTACTTTGGAATATTTCAATTAGTAATTACAAGAATATACAGAAAATAATTTTTTTGTACCTTAGAGAAAATTTAATACAATGATCAAAGCTAAAATACAAAAGGTAAGCATATCATCTATAAAAGAAAATGATGCTAACCCTAGATTCATAAACAAGCATAAGTTTCAAAAACTTGTTAATAGTGTAAAGGAGTTTCCTGAGATGTTATCACTTAGACCAATAGTGGTTGATAAGGATAATATTATCTTAGGTGGAAATATGCGTTATAAGGCTTGTAAGGAGATAGGATTAAAAGAAGTCTATATTATACAGGCAGCAGATTTAGATGATAAACAAGCACAGGAATTTATTATTAAAGACAATGTAGGATTTGGGGAATGGGATTGGGATGTTCTAGCTAATGATTGGGATACTGATTTATTAGAAGATTGGGGTTTAGATTTAAATATTGATAATGCTATTGATGATTTAGAAGAAGATGATGATATTGAATTACCACAATCTGTTCAATTAGAGCCACCAAAAGAATACATACTTATAATGGCAGAGCCAAATTCTGTTGATTGGGAAGAACTAAAGGAAACTTTAAAACTTAAAATGGTTAGAAACGGAGGGTATAAAAAAGGGAGCGCATTTGAATCAGTTAGTTTAGAACGAGTATTATATTGGGATGAATTTAAAAAAAGAATAAAAGATGTTGATAGCAGTACCAAGTAAAGGAAGGGCAGGAATTACAAAAACAAATAAAATTTTTAAAAACACAGCAACATTTTTTGTACCACAAAGTGAATATCATCAATATAAAGATTTGGTTAAAAATGTAGTTCCTGTACCTAATGAAATACAAGGAATAACAAAAACAAGAAATTGGATATTAAACTACACAGATGAAAAACGAGTAGTTATGATTGATGATGATATAAAAAAATTAGGATATGTAAAAAGAAATGAACGAAATGTAAATCACATTAATTTAAAAGATGAAAATTTTTGGATTGATGAATTTGTAAAATATTTTGAATTAACAGAACAATTAGATTATAAGATATGGGGTGTGACAACTGATGATAGCACAAGGTCTGCTTACAGTTATAAACCAATAATGTTTAAAACTTATGCTTTAGGTTCTATTATGGGAATAGTAAACGATAAAGAATATTTATTTAATGAAGATTTTAAAGTTAAAGAAGATTATGAGTTATGTTTAAGACACATAAAAGATAGAGGAGGAATCTTAGGAATAAAATATTTATATTGGGCGAATCATCACTATACAGACAATGGTGGATGTAAAGATTATAGAACAATTGGTATGGAAAAAGAATGTATCAAAAAACTTATAAAAATGTATCCGGGTATGATTGCAAAAGTAAAACGTAAAAACACAGAATTTGGAATAACATTAACAATGTAAAATGAACGAAAGTAGACATATTAAAAAGGAATCACTATTAGCAGCACTAGAACAAAGTTTAGGTGTTGTTACGGTAGCTTGTAAGAAAGCAGACATACCTAGAAGCACATATTACAAATGGCTAAAGGAAGATGAAATGTTTGCAATAGCAGTACAGGAAATAGAGAATGTAGCTTTAGACTTTGCAGAAAGCCAATTACATAAACAGATAGCAGCAGATTCAACCGCAGCAACTATATTCTATTTAAAGACAAAAGGAAAGAAAAGGGGTTATGTAGAAAGACAAGAAATAACAGGAGCAGACGGAATGCCATCACACTTTGAAATTGAGATAATTGAAAATAAAGACTAACGTAGTTTTTAAGCACCTTTTAAAGTCTGATA